GAAAAGGATGAAGCCATGAAGGAGAAGAAAGTGAAAGCAATGCAGAATCGCATCTTCACAGGAGCTCCAGGTGATGCCGCACACATCACGAGGAAATATCTTCTCACAGTTGTGCGTGTCATGCAGCGGAACAAGTTTGTGTTCGAGTGTGGTCCTGGCACGAACCCCCTGTCGACAGAGTGGCAAGAGATCCGTGAACACATCTGCAAGTTTGGAGAGGAACGCCTCATTGCGGGGGATTATGGCAAATTTGACAAGACCATGCCTCCAGCATTGATTCTGGCAGCGTTTGATATCCTGCGCTGGATGTGCGAACGTGCTGGGTATGCTCTCACTGAGATCATCGTGATTCAGGGAATTGCTGAAGATACAGCTTTTCCGCTGGTCGACTTTAATGGCGATCTGGTGGAGTTCTTCGGATCCAATCCTTCGGGACACCCCTTGACTGTGATCATCAACGGACTGGCTAACTCGTTGTACATGAGATATTGCTTTCATGAATTGGACCCAGAGCACGTTGTGCGCAACTTCAAGAAGCGAGTGGCATTGATCACATACGGCGATGATAATGCCATGGGTGTCCACGAGTCAGCTCCGTGGTTCAACCACACCGCTGTGCAAGCCGTCCTAGCTGCGGTGGGAGTGCGTTACACCATGGCTGACAAAGAAGCCGCGAGTGTGCCATACATCTCCATAGATGATGTTTCGTTTTTGAAGCGCACGTGGCGTTGGGACGAAGATGTGGGAGCCTTTCTTGCGCCTCTGGAGGAGGCCTCGATCGGTAAGAGCCTCACACGCGTTGTTGCTTCCAAAACCATCTCACCAGAGGCGCAAGCCTGTGAGGTGCTCAAGAGCGCACACATGGAATACTTCAACTATGGCTGGGAGAAGTTCACAGAGAAAGACCGTATGATTCGTGAGATCATGGACGAGTGCAAACTGTGGGAGCACACCCAAGCCGACAGATTCCCAACCTGGCAGGAGTACAGGGATGGGTTCTGGAGGCGTTCGACTTAGGTCGGAGCCGGGCTAAAGCTATATAGTCCGTTAAACCAAAATGTAGCACGTTAGTTTAGTTACTGCATATTTATATATTTACATTTGATATTTGTGTGAGAGTGGAAATTAGCGTCTACCCACCGGGGCGTTCCCCGAAGTCTGTTTTTACAGATGGTGCGGGTTGGTCACCAAATAAATGTACCCAGGTTAAATAATGAGTTTAAAATAACCTGGTTAAATACCAACTCGGAAATACCGAACATAAAGTGAGAGCGATGGAGAACCGCCTTGTAGTTCTCAACCGTCTCATTGCGCAGTTGGAGCGTGATGTTGATTTTATGGACAAATATATTAAAATAGTCCAGGAGGCATCTCATGATTTGCCCCCTTACCAACCGCAGAGTCAGGAAG